CGCTTGAGAACGCCGTGAACGCCGCCCTCACCCCCACGCCTGCGGTGAAGGATGAGGCTGCGAAAACGCTCCCTACTGGCGACGAGCCGGGATTTGAGGGACAGCATCGCATGGCGGCGTTCCTCGCGCTTGAAACGCTTCACCGTGCGGGCATTACAGTGCAGGACGAGCGCGCCGTTCCGTACCTCGCACAGTTCATCGCGAATTGGGAGCGGCGAGGCGGCACCCCCACGCCTGCGGTGCCAGTCATGACCACCCCGAGCAAGGCGCGGGAGGCGTTCGAGTTCGGCGAGCTACTCGGCAGATTCGAGAAGCTCTGCCGCCTCGGCGAGCAGCGCGAGGATGAGCGCGTTGGCCTGATCAACGCATTCGTCGATGCCACTCGCGAGCGCGACGAAGCCCGGGGATGGAAATGCACAGCGCGCACGGCGAATGTGGGTGCTAACGATCCACAGGACTGCGATTACCCGTTTTGCGGATGCAGCCCGGAGGCAACGCGCGCACTCGAATCAGCAGTGGAGTCCGGCGCATTGATGCCGCGCGAAGCAGCCACCCTCACCGCCGAGCGCGACGAAGCCCGCGCCACGAGCAAGCGGCTGAATAAGCGATGCCAAGAGGCCGAGTCGAAGGCGGTGAAGCTAGAGCGTCAGATCGCGAATACGCCGGTCACGAAGCTGCGCCAGAACGCACCGCTCATCGCCGAACTCGCAACCCTCCGCGCCACGCTGGCCACGGTGGAGGGCGAGAATAAGCGGTTGCGGGATGCGCTGGCGCGGACGGCAATTACCTATCACGTGAACGTCGAACTAGGGAACTACTTCGAATGCCGGTTATGCCAAGGGAAGTCGCGACACGGCGCAATGTTCTTAGGTGCGGACGTGTCACACGACCAAGACTGCGCCCTCAACCCCACGCCTGCGGTGCCAGCGGTGGAGAAGTTCCCGTATTGGGAGCGTGGCGTCGTCACACGATGGAGGACGGAGGCCGACACGATTATGGGCGCGCATGCATTGTCGCCGGACCTTGCGAGCACGTCGTTGCGAGTCAGGGCGGCGTGCGACGATTACCTCGCTGCGGTGCCAGCGCCGGAGGGATCGTGAGTGAACGCAAGGTCATCGGTGTGGCGCAGCTTCCCCGCGACCCGGATGCGTACGACGACTTCGTTGCGGTCTGCGAGGACGGAACGCTGTGGACGTGCCTGCTGTCATCGTCAAAGGGAACGCGATGGACTCGCATTCCCGGACCGCCCGCCGATCCGCCCGCCGATCCGCCCGCCGACATCGTGTTTTCGGTGCCAGCGCCGGTGAAAACATGACCCGATGCGCGTATCCGACCGGATGCGATGCGCTCGCATTCCGAATTGCGGAGACGCCAGAGTATGACGTGCCGCTCTGCGAGGCGCACTACGAAGCGATGATCGAAAGCGCGCAGCGGAGCAATCCCGAGTTCGCGCCGGATGTCATACGAAGCTGCATGGAGCGCGCGTCGTATTTCGCTGAGCCGATGAAACCCGACGTGATCAAGAACCTCCCGGTGCCGGGCGGCAGCGGGAATGTTGTAATCGAACCAGACGGGAGGGACGAACGATGAAGAAGCTGGACGCAATGCTAGTCGTGGTTGCTGCGCTCGTGGTCGGAGTGCTCGTGTTGAGTGTATCGACGGCGCATGCTCTAGATCTGTTGTGGTGGATCAGGGGCGGTTGGGGCAAGTAGCGAAACGAGCAACCGGCCCCGCAACGAGGGATGATGACAAAGGCAGAGGCAACGGCGCTCGCACAAAAGCTGGTTGATCCGAAAGCATTCGCATTATACGATCCGTGGTATTCGAACAAGAACGGGTGCTACTCCATCGGAATCAAGCTCGGCAAGAAGAAGGGGCGTGGCACGAGGTCATGGCAACGGCTCGCTCGTGGCAAGACGTATGAGCAAGCCATCGAGCGAGCACGGGCGAAGCTCGCGTCCTACGATGCGAGGGCACGATGAGAAAGATTGTGGCGCTGATTGTGACCGTCGCGATGTGCGCGATGGAGTTCGCTTACGGGATTCGATCGAGCCCGGATTCCGTTCTGTACGCGCTGATGCCGGTGTCGTTCTGGATCGGCCTGTGCGCGTTCGTGTGGCTCGTTACCTATCTCGAAGGAAGGAAGCCCCAATGAAGGCAGGAAAGTTATTGCACGCGGCCGTGTATCGGTCGTCAGGAGAAATTCTCGTCACGGAGAGCGGTCAGTACCTCGTCTCCACGAACAAGGCCGAGTTGACCGACCTCGCGAACGACAGGGTTCTCGGCCAATTCTTCGAAGTCCGCACGTATCGCGAGGCCGTCGATGGCCGTACGCTGCGCACCGGGCCGCGCAAGAAGAAGGCGAAGCGCGTGGCGAAGTCGGCGATCAGCCCAAAGCTGCTGGCGGCGCGGCGCGCGGCTGGCCGCAAGGGCGCAGCGAAGCGTTGGGCGAAGCGGCGCGCGAAGAAGGCATCGAAGAAGGGTTGACAGCGCGCGGCGAGATGCGGCAGTATCCGCGCCGTTCCAGCCCGAACAAAGCAAAGAGCCCCGCGAGGGTTTTCTCCTTTACCTCGCGGGGTTCAATGCGTTTCAGCGTCCCATGCGCTTGCTCATGCAGGGACCAGTACGCCATTCCTGAGCCATCCGTGATACTTGGGCGTGAGGATTGATGGCTCGACCGTGAACTGCGGCGCGTTGCCGGTGCGTTTCCACCTCCCGCCGTCGCTCGCGGGCGCGTCGATGAGCCATTCCTCGCCGCCCGGCAGCCTCACGAGCCACGATCGCCCATCCTCGCCAACCCATGTGTTCGGCACCCACAGCGCCTGAATCATGGCACCGGCCGGGAGTTCGTCCTGCGTGCCGATCTGGACCATCTTCCCAGTCTCGTAGCGGTACAACTGCTCGTGGAAAATCTGGTCGTCATCACTGAGCGAGAAATCGTAGCCGCATCTACACCGGCTCGGCCAGCGCGGGTCGTCCTTCTCGGGGCGTGGGTAGGGATCGTGGTAGTACTCGCGTCGGTCCGAATTGAACGGGCTCGCAACCACGTCGATCGGAACCTTGATGTTGTGGTAGCCGAGCGGCGAGGACTGACATGCGAGGCGCGGCGAGTAGCGGCGCAGGCTCACGCGAGCGCGGCCTGAATCCGTGGCGATGAAACAGGTGATTCCATTCACGCTGCTAACCTCCTGCGTTCGTGCTCAAGATACATGCGAACCAGCGTAGCATCGGGCAACGGGCTGCGATCGTTCTGCATCAATCGAAGCATCGCATACCTGTCGGTGAATTTCATTTCGAACCACTCCATTGCTTTTTGATCGGGCCAGTCCTGCATCCTGATCTTCGCGCGATGCCAGAATCCGAAGTGGCATCCTTCGCAGAGCGTCATCACGTTTTCGAGCCGCCAGCGCGTGCGCCTGATCCTCCGCGTGATGACGTGCGCCCAATGGAGCACGGTGGGCTTGCCAAACTTGTTCAGGTCGAGCAGCCCGCGCCCGCAGCGAACGCACGTGTGCCGATCGCGGAGGAACGTGACCTCGCGGCACAGGTCGTCGAGCATCTTCTCGCGGATGCGTTTTTCGAGGGTCTTGGGCGATGCTTTGATCGGCCCACGGCGGCGCTTGAACGCGGTGCGGCGCAGCGGTGTCTTGCGGCTCAACGGCATTGCTCGACCGCCTTCCATTCCTTCCAGTATTCCCGATGGCAGGCGGCGCACCGCTTGGGGCCGGGACAATCCGGCGTGCCGCACCACGTGACGTGCTTCCCATACTTCCGCCGATTCCCGTAGCGGAATGCGTCCACCTTCTTGCGTGTGCCCCGAACGAGTCGGGGTCGGAGCCTGCTGTCGTACGCCGCTCGGCACGGCTTACAGCCCCGATGGAGCCCGCCCTTGCAGTCGTCGCGCTCGCACCACGAGTACGGCGGCTTGACCCCTCCGAGATGAGTGACGCGGCTCGCCCCGATCGAATGACCACGGCACAGGCCGTCGTCAGTCGCCGGGGCGTCGCAGAAATAGCAATCAGGTCCTGCTGGACTTTCGTTCTTCATCACGTTCGAGCGTGACCTTGAACGCAACTTGCGCCGCGTCGTGCCAGATGATAACGCCTTCCGGCCGCATGTATCCGGGCGCGGCCACGCTGCCCATCGTGCGCAGACGTTCGAGCGCCGTGCTGACGGCCTCCGTGCTGAACAATCCGCGATAGAGCACGGGCACGGTGCGCAGGTCAGGCGACTCAGGCAGATCGGCCCATCGCGTTGTATTGAACAACGAGAAACACTTGGGACGCCCGTTTGGGCCGCTGGTCGGGAGTGCGTATCCGCGATTGATGCCTGATCCCCACCACTCGCCAAAGTGATAGCCGGGGCCAAGCGTATCGCGCAGGCGATCCCTGTTGCGCTCGACCCACAGGGCGAATCCGAACGAATCGCCGGTGTCTATGTGAATGCCATTGCGCGACTGCGCGAACACACGACCATCCTCGGTGACCACGACGCATCCGTTCGTGCCGTCGATTTTCTCCGAGATGATGCACTCGCGGTTGAGGCGCGCGGTTTTGGGGAACGGCTTGAATGCTGGTTCGTCCATGGGGCGACCCTCCGATTGTTCCACGTGAAACGTTCAGTGCCAGATGATGTAACCTGCTGCTACGCCGAGCGCAACAAACACAAGGTCGCGCACAATGCGTGCAACATACGAACGCGCCGAGACAGGCTGAGCGATCAGACGACCGGATTCTTGATGCGCTTCCACTCCCGACCTCCCTCGCGCTTCCAGCACCGCCCATCGGCATCCACGCCGTACAACTGCCCGCCCACGTTCGTCAGGCTGACCATGTGGACCTCGCCACTCGACTTGAGCGCCGCCGCGTCCACCGTGCCGGGAGCCTGAATCGAGTTCGGGAATGCGCTCGGGTTCGCCACATCGTCTTTCTTGCCGTCACTCATACGATGACCTCCGGTTGAATGTTGTTGCGTGAAGTGCTGCCGAGTGGTATATCATCGCGACCATGACCGATGCAAGCCCTTTCCTCACCGTACGAGCCATCGCCTCGCTGCTCGGCATCTCCACCTCCCGCGCCTACGGCCTCATCCGCGACGGTGAGATTCCAGTGACCCGCATCGGTGGGCGTATGCTTGTGCCGCGCGACTCATGGAACGAGTTCATCGCGAGCCACAGGCAGCGTGCTCTGACCAACCAAATCGAACGACTCCGCTCGCTCGTCAAGGATGACGAAGATGGCGACAAAACCAAACACCAACATTCAGACGACGCCCTCGACCCTTCCGGCGGGGCTCAGGAGTAAGCGGCTCGCGGCACTCAAAGAACGTGCGCGCAGACGTGGTATCAGGGCCATCGACAAATGCGTGCAACTGCTCGTGCACTTCGTGGAGGACGATCGCTACTCGCCAGCGGATCGCAAGGCCGCTGCGAATGACTTGCTCGATCGCTATGGGCAGCCGCGCTTGTCGGCCATCGCAAACATCGAGGAAGTGATGACGCCGAAGCTCATTGAGATCAGAGATTTTCAACCGCCGCCGACGTTCAATCCCAATCCACCGAGCAGCGCCGAGGTCATCGAGAACGAAGCGCCGCCCGAGGCACCGTTGGAGGATGAAGCCCCATGACGACCTATGCCGAAGTGAACCCTGCGTGGCTCAAGGCGCGCGGTCGGGCAGGCGAAGTGCTCGATCGGTTCATGATCAGTCTGCGCAACAGCCGTAACTTGGTGGGTACGGTGCAGAGCGACGGCGGCGAGTCGCCGTACATGCAATGCATCAATGATCTCGCCGACCTGATGGAGCCGGTCAAGCTCGCTAAGGATGTTGCGCAAAGCGAAGTTGCCAAGCTGCGCGCGGTGTATGTGGCACTGACAAAGTACCTCGTGCCCGAAGGCATGACGCTGCTAGAGATTGAGGATGCGTATCGCCGGGCCACGGATGCGCCGGACGACGAGGCCAAGGCCGAAGTGCTCGCGTTGATCAGTGCGATGAAAGCGGTGGCATCGTGAGCCAAACCGCGACCCAAGCCTATGACAACTGGTTAGTCGAGATGCGTGACGCACACGCTCGCATGGATGCAACACGCAAGGCCGAAAGGGAATTCCTGACGCTGTGTGAAGAGGTCGTCGGAGCGATCGGCTCCCCGAATACACCACGAGCGAGCCAGACCGATCTCAAGCTTGCGCTGAATCGGTTGAAGGAAGCGCGTGCGGATGAGGCCGCGCCTACGGCAACCGCAGAGCAGGTGACCGCTCTCCTTGACGCGACGCGCGAGTGGCGCGCGGCGGGCCTACATGCATCCATCGTGGATCAACGCTTGCTCGCTGCTATCGACCGCGTGTTCCCGCCAAAGACGCCGCTGCGCTGGCATGTCACGATTGGGCTTCCTGACGGGTCGGGCGTCGTATCGTTGCGGGATCGAAAGACCGGGCTCAGGCTGCACGCGTATGGCATCAGCGCGAGCAACCCCGAGATGGTTCGCATGCTTCAAGAACACGCCGACAACCTCAACAAGATCGACCCGTAGGCAAAGGAGGCGCATCATGAAGCGGCTGGAATGGATTGCGAGTATCGCCGTGTGCTATGTGGTGCTGCTGATGTGGGCACCCGTGTTCATGTACACGCGTGAGATCATCGCGCTCGCGTGGCAGATCGCCGAGGAAGCCCTGCGGTAAATGTCCTTCAAAGGAGGGTCGCAGATGAAGAAGCGCAAGTCCCGTCGTAACGATCGCCGTGATCCGAGCCAAGGGCATCGGCCCGCTCGCAAGGTGCCGCGTGTGTCCGCGACCGCCATCAAGGGATTCATTCGCCGTGGCGCGTCCCTGTGCTGGATGGTGTGGAGATGAAATCCGACGCGCTGTTGGTCAGCATGATCGCGTTCGCTGTGTTCGTCGTCGTACTGTGTTGCTCATGCGCGAGGACAACGCCGCCGCCGTTCGTCAGTGCGATTGATTCGACGCTCGCTATCACAGTCGCCATCCCGAGCAACTGTGGCGTGATCCGCATTCGGGAGTGCGAGTACGTAACGTGCATTCCGGGTGACCGCTACTATGGTACGGCGACGACGCTGCTCCACGCTGGCGATTGCAGTAACCCGATTCATAAGTCACGGGGGCCAGCGCTGCGATGATCCATGAGGTTCGTATCACGGAGATCAGCATAGACTTTTCGGCTCGCGCTGCCATTACGATCAAGGCGGTGTCCATGGATTTGATTGGAGACACGCGGGCATTCTCAGGCCCATGCGTCCTGCTCACTGATGAGGAAGCCGAGTATTGCCTGAAACGAATACGCGAGCGCATATCCGAGGCGACGCGAATGGAACGTGACATCCGCGAAACGATGAGAAAGGATAGGCCATGATTGTCGAAGCTACCGTCACCCATACATGTTCGGTCTTTCGCGGCCAGCCACCCGAGGCGCAGTTGCGTGATATTTCGGTGCGCCTCTCGGTGCCCCTAGGCGCTGACCTTGTAGCGCTGATGACCGACATGGACATCGTGATCCTGACCGGGCAGGAAATGCTGGACTACAAGGCCGGTCAGGCAATACGTGCAGCGTCGGAAGCAAAGAAGCGCCGCGAAGAATTCGTCAACGGCATCAAGCTCAGGATGTGCAGCGTGGCGCTCACGCAGGATGAGGCAAACGACCTCGCCGAGTACGTGCGCTCACGCGGGCGGTTGCGGTAATGAATCGGGGAGAGAGAAATAACAGCCAATGGTGGGCCGGGAGCCATGCGATTGGCTTGCCGCGCGGACTGGCCTAGCTCGTTATCGGTGTAACGTGCGAGCCCAAGCTGACAACTCTCCCCGACCTCAAAAGGAGATGTGATGGGCCATCCGTTAACCGTATCGGTGTGGATGCAGATCACCCAATCGACATGGGCGTATCGAGAGCGATACGCGGGCAACAACATGCTGGCCGCGCTGTGGGCCATGTGGCAGATGAAACGCATTGGGCACACATGCATCAAGCTGGAATGGAGGCCGTACTCGTGACCGAAATCAAGTACATGTCCATCAAAGAATTCCGCGAGCTTGGGTTGCTACAGGAGTTGAACCGCCTGTTCCTTCATCCATGCGGCCTCGCTCTTGAGATCGTGCAGAACGAGGATGGCACCGAACAGTTCGGCGGCGTGTGGGATTATCGAGACGATCCGATCGGCATGGAGTTCGGTGCTGGCATGATTGACCGCGATAAGGCCGACCGGGTTGCGGCACTGCAAGAAGCGAAGTTCGATGCGCGAGCCAAACGATACGACCGATTCCACAATTGCCAGCCAATCAACTTCGTTCCCCCGGAGACACCATGAGACGAAAGCAAGCCGTGAACCTCATTCGCCAGCATCACGGCATCGTCACGAAGGGCGAGCGGGCGGGCCATCGCATCCATTGCGCGCACATCGGTGGGAAGTGCGTCGCGTACATCACGAAGCGCCCGCCGAAGCCGTGGGTGCCGGTGACGCAGTACGTGGTCGTCGGCGCGGCGTCGTCATGGGAAGGCGTCGTGCGCCAGTGCCAGAGCGGGTTCATGCGAGGCGTCGGATGAGCAAGCGAACGTTCGCATGGGTGATGTGGGGATGTCTGGTCGCCATTGCCATCACGTTCGGCTGCGGGGCCGGTCGCGGCCCGGAGGTTGCGGAAGAATTCGACTTGCGCGACCACCACTATCTCGTGGTCAAGGGTATTGGCTACCCCGTGGCGATCCACGATCCAGACTGCCGGGGGATACACCGATGAGCCTCGGGATTCCGAACACGCCCGCTGATCCGAGCACGGTCGGCTCGCTCAACATTGCGAGCCAGCCGGTGCGGAAGGTCGTTGCGATCGAGGGCGTTGGATTCATGGACATGGTTGCGCTGTGTGACGATGGTACGCTGTGGTCGATGGAGTACGGTGCCTGCGGCCCATTGTGGCGGCAGATGCCCGGCCCGCCCGGCACCGAGAATGCGAAGTGACGCGGTTCCTCGATGCGCTCGCGCGCGTGGTGATCGCGACGTGCTTAGCGGCGTGCGCGGTGACGTTCATTCTGCTGGTCGTCTATTGCTGGTGGGCCGCGCTCGCCATCGGGTTTGTAGTGCTCGTGGCGTGGTCGGGATGGCGCATTGTTGACCGGAGCGGTCGGGGGCTGTAATGCCAATGGAGAGGCGCGATGTGCTGGTGCGATCCAAGCAGGAAGATGCCAGTGTGCAGCCCGTGGTGTATGCCCCCACCGGCTCATACGGCTTCGGCATTGTTCAAACGATCAAGCTGCTGTGGCGCGCGTGCCGAAATGCTGCGCGACGGCTCCGAGCAAGCAAACCTGTTCAACCAAAACCCCGAGTACCCGGCCGCGTCGTCCCTTACGTGCATGGCATGTCACCGGCAATGCAGCGCCTCATAGAAACTCAGATGGCGGTGTCGGACCATCTCGCGTTGAGCGAAGCGCGAGCGCGCAAGCTTAACCTGATGCGATGGAACGAGTGGGACCGGCCGGTGTTCACGGAAAATGAGCTACGCGGGTTTGCGGAACGCGAGCGCGCTCGATTCCACGGCGCGTTTTCGCCGCGAGCATTGAAGGAGGTCGCCTACTTCGAGCCCAAGGAGATAATCAACTGCCGCTGCTCCGTGCCGCGCAGCGAGGAACGTGAGCGGTGATCCTGCTCGTCGTGGTAGGATGCATGGCGTTAGGTTGGTTTGTCGCAGCCCAAAGGGAAAGGAGGCGGTATGTGTTCCAGTTGATCCGAGCGATCGGCGACCTCATCCTCGCGCTGGTTCAGCTTCGCGCGGCCGTCGATGCGAACACCGAAGCGCTGGACAACCTCAGGCTCGGTGATCAGCGGCGCGCCGCATGGCGTGTCGGAGTCGCCGAACCGGAGTAACCACGCAGCACCCCCCACCTTCACGGAGGAATGAAATATGCCACGCACTCCCGTAACCAATGGTCAGTCGCTTCCCGCCACGGTCGATGTGTTCGACGAGAAGGGCAAGCGCATCGCTGCCCTGCCCGCCGATGCGACCGTCGTGTACACGGAGTCCAACTCGCAGATCGCACAGTGGGTGCCGGACGCGAGCGACCCGCTCAAGGGCAAGGTGACCACGCTGCACGATGATGTTGGCGATGCCGACATCACGGCGACGATCACGTTCGCGGACGGGAAGGTGTTCACGCCCGTGCTCGAACTCACGGTGACGAACTCCGCGCCGAGCACGGCGTCGTTCACGCCGGGCACGCCCGAGAACGAGTAAGCGCAACCCCGTCGAGCGCCGAGATGAATGGAATGTTCCGCGCGGGGACATTCCGGCTCTCGGCGCGAGGCGGGGCTTTTCGAGCGGGGGGGGGAATGCGGCGCGAATACAAGGTCGTCCCCGTCGCGTCGAGTCTCTTGTTTGTGGACGATGAGCATGAACTCGACATTCGCACGTACAAGCGCAAGGTGATGTCGCGGTGGGTCAGCAGCGAGCGGTCCGTCACGTCAACACTTGCCAACGGGCGCGCGGTCGTGGTGGTGGAGCAGGAGTGTACGCCGTGGGAGGAAGTCGATCCGCTTCATTGAGCGAATGGGTGCCGACGCTGTTCGGCCATGCAGGTCATGAGATGATCGAGGCGCAGATCGAGGCCTCGTGGGGCACGCGGAGGCGCACGGTAACCAGCACACTCGCGAACGGTCGCGAGGTCACGGTGACGGAGATAACGAAAGGTCAGTGGCCAGACTGGCCGGGGGATGACCCGGCGCGACCGGCGCTCGCCGTCAACGCCGAAATGATGAACAACCTGCGCGTCAAGATGTCGCGCTACCCGTAGAGAAAGGCAAGGACGCCATGGCTCTGCTCACGGACATGACCGCATTCCCGACGCTCGCGCCTGTCGCGCGCCCCGATTACCTCGCGACGATTCAGGTGCCCGAGTACGGGTCGAAGATCACGCGCATCGGCGGCGTGACCGGGCAGCCCATCGTGTTCAAGACTGGCTCGCCCGTGGGCGTGTGGCAGCCCTACGCAACGCACCACTACTCGAAGGACCAGCCGTGGAACCACGCGCCTCGCGGTGAACGCCCGACCATGTTCGCGTTGGAGAATCGCGGCGGGTCACCCTCGAAGTTGATCCTCGATACGGAGACATGGAAGCCGATCTACTGCAACCGCCCGCTCACGGCGAGCGACCCGCGCTTCCGTCGTCATCTCGACATCGCAGAGGAATGGCGCTGGCGTCCCGGCTACTCCAATCAAGCGATCACGTGGGTCAAATACAGATCGGACGGCACGGGCAACAAGATCATTCTGTGGGACGTGCCCACCGACACCGAGATATGGAGTGCAACGGTTCCGGTGCCGGGGCCGAATCCGGCCGGTGCGAAGTTTGGCATGCTCAGTGAAGGCACGATGTCGGACGACGGTCGCTACCTCGTGCTGTGCACGGCATACGCCACGCCGCAGCTTGCGGTGCCGCCCACGGCGGACTCGTTCGTGGTGATCGATTTTGTTGCGAAAACGGTCGGGCCGTACAACGCCTTCCTCATGCCCTACGCAACGGGCGACAAGGGCAACATCGACTTCGCGGCCATTTCGCCTCTCGGCAACTACGTGGTGGTGAAGTACAGCGACAGCGCGGTGGAAGAATACGCGCGATGCTTCAAGCGCGCGGCCACCAACGTATGCACGCCACAGGTTCATTCGCGCAGTTACGGGCTGCGCACCGATGCGACCCGATCGGATATCTACGGATGGTTGCCGTGGATTTCTCATGGCGACACAAACGTGGCGCTCAACGGGCAGGAGTTCTACGTCGGCGGCATGCGCAAACCTGAGCTATCGAACTTCTGTAGCACGGCGAACTGCGCCGCGCACGGCAAGACGGTGAGCGTGGACCTTGCCACGGGGCGTCACCATCACATGTCGTGCGGCACGACGCAGCTTGGAAGCGGCCGAATCGAACGCGACTTCCAGCATGGCAGCGGGCGTGCGTATCTGCCGGGCACGTTGACGGAACCGGGGCGCGGCTGGCATCTCTGCTCACACGAGGCGATGGTCAACGGCGCGGCCGACGAACGATGGTACACGGATGAGATCATCTTCTGGCGCATCACGAGCCTGACACATCCGACGCGCGCATGCGTGCGCTTCGGCACAACGCATACGGACGACTCGGACTACTTCGGAGAAGCGCAGCCGTGTCCATCGCCGGACGGGACGCAGGTTGCGTTCAAATCGAACTGGCTTCGCAACTCGCTCACCACGGGGCAGGCGATCAACGACACCAAGACATACATCATCGAAGCCGCGTAGGAGGCAAGGATGCCGTTCCACGTGCGAGGGTCGATCGTCATTGACGAAGCGACCGATGCGAACTATCTACTGAGCAACATCGACCCGCACTGGCTCGCGGCTGCATTGAACGCGGCCGAGTCGCGCATCGAGGCAACCAGCCTCGTGCCCTTCGAGACGATCGAAGTCGGCGAGCACGACTACGAAATCGGGTAGCGGCCATGCGTGCGTCGTGTGGATGGCGCGAATACGTTGTTGCGACCGCGAGGACTGCGGCTGTTCTCGCGATCGGGATACCGTGGGCGTGCTCGGTTCTCGCCTACTACTGGTTACGCAAGGTGATCTTCCATGTGCCCATGCAGGGCGATTGGGGTGAGCGCGGCCAGTGTGAAGCGTGGCGCAAAGGGCCGAACACATGGCAGTAGAAGTCATGGACCCGGCGCTGCTGCCGGTGGGCCAGTACTTCCGAGCGAATTCATGGGCGCAACAGCGCTTCATCGAATCGCAGGCTCCCGACCTTCTCTACTCGGGGAGCCTTGGTAGCGCCAAGACTCGCACCCTCTGCGAGAAGCTCGATCGGCGAGCGCGCACCTTCAAAAAATCCATCTCAGTCGTAGGTCGTAGGTATCGCAACCATCTCGGCTCGACCACGCTTGCCATGCTGCGCGAAAAAGTCATATCTCCCGCGCATTGGGCATGGGGCTGGCGTCCCGCCAACGACGGCGGCTCGACCCTGTTTTATCCGAATGGCTCAGAGATTTGGATGGTGGGGTTCGACAATCCGCAGCGCCTGCTTTCGTCCGAAGTGGACATGATCATGGTGGACGAGTGTGTCGAACTCACCGAAGAAATGTGGGACGCCGCAGCCGGACGCCTTCGTCGCAAGGTCTATGACGAAGATGGAAACATGGCGTATTGGCAGATTGGCGGTGCGACCAACCCCGGCTCGCCGTCCCATTTCCTCTACAACCGCTTCCGCCCCAACATCGGCTCGCACATCGAATGGACGCGCGACGCGCAGGAGCTTCGCAACGGGCAGATCATTCCGGCCGGAACGATGTCGGCCGAATGCATCTGCTCAGGGCCGCTCGACAACTACGAAAACCTCGACCCGAAGTACCTCGCGCGCATCGGCCGCTACCACGGCCGCTACTACGAGCGCATGGTGCTCGGCAAGTGGGTTTCGTTCGAGGGCATGGTCTACGACTGCTTCGACCACGACCTGCACGTGGTCCGCGCGCCGCGCCTGTGGGACGAGTGGGGCGGATACCCACCGCCCGATTGGGAGCGCGTCCGCTGCATCGACTTCGGCTTCAAGCCTGATCCGTTCGTGTGCCTGTGGCTCGCGCGCTCGCCGCGCGGGACGCTGTTCGTCTATCGGCAGATATACAAGACGGACGTGCTCGTGTCGCAGCACGCCCGGCACATCATGGCGCTGGAAGAAACCGAACTGGCGACGATCAACAAGCGCCTGTGGGAAAAGGGCCGCGACCCGTTGCGCTGGCTTCCGTTCGCCGGGACGTTCGGGGACCACGACGCCGAAGGGCGCGCGACGCTCGCTCAGGAGTCGGGCGGGGAAATCCTCGTCGAGCGGGCCATCAAGGAAGTGGACGCGGGCATCCAGACCGTCTATGAACTCCTGCAACCGCAGATCGGCTCGGACAAGATTCGCCGCGCGCGGCTGTACATTGTGGCGAATTCATTGGTCGGAATGGACGTGGAGCGGGCCGACGCCCACATGCCCACCGACCTTGTTGGAGAGCTTTTCGCCTACCGCTTCCCGCAGCAGCCGGGCGACAAGGACAAGCCGTCGAAGGATCAGCCGGTGGACCAGCACAACCACGCCTGCGACGCGCTGCGCTACGGGACGCACACCCCGAAGATGCGGTCGGGTTGGATTTAGCGAGGGCATTGTGAAAGGCTTGCGCGTACGGCGAAGCCCCGACCGAAGAATCGACGGCGACGTAACGCAAAGCTCGCGTCGTAGATTCAGCGATCGACTTCGCCTCTATCTTGGAGGGTGATACAGCCGTGGGCATGCGTCACTTGTTGGACTTTGCTCTGAGCGCAGCCGCAGGAGAGTCCGGCCCGCCGCCGTACCTCGGCGCGACTCCGAGCATCATGGTCAACCGGCTCGACGATGAACGCATCAGCTTGCCGCGCGCGTTCGAGCTTGTGCCCACCGTGTACTCATGCGTCTCGCGCATTCAAGACTCCATCGCGGGCACGCCGCTGCTGTTCTCTCAGAACGAAAAGGAAGCCGAGCCACGCAAGGGCAACCCTGCGTGGCTTTTTTCGTATGGGAACGCATTCGACACCGGCAACGACCTCATGGGTCAGATCGTCGGCTCGTTGCTCATCAACGGCAACGGCTACGTGTTCCTCGACTACTTGGGCACGAAGGTGCCGCAGGAGTTGCGCTGCCTGCCGGGCAACATCGTGCTCCCGAAGTCGAGCGACGGCCTCGTGCCCGATCGCTACGTGGTCACGCTCGCCGATGGGAAGGAATGGGTCATCCCGGCGTGGCAGATTCTTCACTTCCGCATGTATGCGCCCGACAACGGCATGCTCGGCCTCTCGCCGTTGCAGGTCGCCATGCTCGTCACGCGCGTGTCGCGCAACGCCGACCGCTGGATCGACAACTTCTACTCGTCGGGCGGGCTGGTCAGCGGCTACTTCACGAACGAGGACGGCCTGACCCAAGCGGAGCGCGAGAAGGTGCAGGAGACGATGCTCGCGCAGCGGCGCGCCGGGAAGCCGGTCGTGCTGCCGCGCAACATCAAGTACGAGCGCACCGGGCTGACGCAGGAAGAAATGCAATTCTTGGAAACGTCGAACTGGACGAACGCCCAAATCTGCATGATCTACAAGGTTCCGCCGTGGATCATGGGCATCAAGGAAGGCGGCTCGCTCTCGGACGCCGGGGCGAAGGTCGATCTGTCGCTCTACCTGCACCTGTGTCGCAAGCCGCTTGGGTCCAAGATCGCGAGCGTCATCAACGCGCGCCTGCTCGACGATCGGTTGCACCAAGGCGAGTTCGGATTCGGATGGAAGTGCGCATTCGATTACGACCGCGACCCCACCCAAATCGCTGAGTTCCTTGAGAAAGCGAAGGGTGTGAAAGAGGCGTGTGATCGGGCCGTGCTCGCTCCGAATGAGGGGCGCGACATTCTCGAACGTGAGCCGCTGGACGGCGAGGAACACGACGAACTGTATGAGAAGCCTGTAGCGCAACCGATGGGGCCGACCGGGGACTCTCCAAAGCCACGGAAGGCAATCAGCGCGGCGATGACCGCCAAGCCGGAAGGCCCCGCTCCCACAAGCAAGACCACGGCCGCTGTCACCGTGGAACTTCGCGCCACGCGAGACGCGCGCGTGAGCACGCAGGAAAAGGTGATGCGTGCGGGCGTGCGCAAGCTGTACGAGGCCCGCATGAAACGCGTTGTGGCAAAGCTCAGGCGAGCCGCGACGGATCACGATGTACATGCGAGCGCGAGCGTGATGCGCGCGGCCATTGACACCGACCATCTCCTAGAAGCGACGACCGGCGATCGAACACTCATCCGCAAGTTTATGCGACGCGTGCTCGCCGGGGCTGCCATTCAGGAGATTCAGGACCTTGGCCTGCGCATCACGTTTAACTTGCAGCACAGCGAGACGGCGAAGTGGCTCGACGACCGCGCCGAACTGGTCATCACCGGGACGACGCACTCCCTGAGCATGGTCATTCGCGACTCGATCAACGAGGGCATGTCGGCGCACGAGACATCGGCCGAATTGATCGCGCGCGTTCGCGAGGTGTTCGGCGAGCACTACGCGAATCAGGCCAACAAGATCGTGCGCACCGAGACGGTTTCCGCCTACAACAAGGGAGCGCGCGAGGCGTGGCGGCAGAGCGGCGTCGTGCAACGCAAGCAATGGGTCACGGCGGGCGACGAGTTGGTCCGACCCGGTCACGTGGATGCCGATGGACAGGTGGTGGACCTCGACGACCTGTTCCTCGTCGATGGCGAACTGCTCGACGTGCCGGGCGACCATACGCACGGCGCTTCGGGCGGGAACACGATCAACTGCCGCTGCACGGCTGCGCCGATTGTAGAACGTGGCTCGAATAATGAAGCGCGTCGTGGTACGCTTCTTCTGGATGAACTGCTCGCGCAATGATTGCGTAGCAGCACCGAGGCCAAGGATGGCTTCGAGTAGGAAAGGGAGTTCCACCAATGGACACCGCATGGCCGGTCCTCACGGACCACATCGCGCAACTGCTCGTGATGAGCGCCGACGAACAGTCGAAGGCGCGCAAGCGGCATCTGCCCGAGATTCGCAAGTACGCCAACGCTGACATTGGCGAGGATGATGTCCATATCCTCGGCATGCGGATCGTCAACTCCAAGGTCGCCACCTTCTACGGCCAGTTCACGCCCGAAGCGCTGAACGAGATCGCCGAGATGCTGCCCGGTCGTCCAGTGATGATCGGTCACAACTACGACGGCGCTCCGATCGGCCGCTTCTTCGCAGCGCGCCGCGTGTACATCGCCGACTCGGCCAGCCCGCGCAACGAATCCTATTGGGTCGAAGCCCTGTTCTACGTGCTCAAGGGCGACCCCGAAGGCGATGCCATCGCGCGTCGCATCGAGGCGGGGATCTGGTCCGAGGTTTCGCTGGCATGGAGCTTTCGTTCTGCGCTGTGTTCGGCGTGCAAGAATGACGTGCGCACTCTCGCATGCATGCACCAGCCCGGCGAAGTGTATGAGGACGGGGGCCTCGCCGTGTTCATGATGGCGGGCATCGTCGAGGTCACCGAGGGGTCGGTGGTCTATGCGGGCGCGGAGCGCGGCACTCATTTCTTCAAGGCATCGTCTGGCGAGCGCATCATGCGCCCCGGTCGCCAGTCCGAGGACTCTGAGGGCCAGCTATGGATCGCCGCATCGCGTGTCGGTTCGGAAAAAGCCGCCATGCTCAAGGCTGCCGAAGATCAGGCCCACGGTGATTCGCTCGACGCGATGCTGATGGAGGCCGCGCCGCGCACGCGCTACCCCGAGCCGGTGCGTTCGTTCGTGCAGGCGCTGATCTGCTCGCGCGATCGTTTCGAAACCGTTGGTGATGCGAAGCGCTGGGCGCGCAACCACTCGTTCACGGCCGACACAGTGACCGAGGACGTAGATGGGTTTCACTTCCAGCAGTTCGCTGCAACCGCTGACGCAGGCGACGTGAAACGGATTCATGTCGCTTCGGGCGTCAGTGCTGTGATCGTAAAGCCGCGTAGGACTTCGGGCGAGGCGCAAGCCTCTCTGGATCAACTGTTGGCGAGCTAGCAAACCGCCCGGACGCGGTTCGCCACTCAATCCCGCAAGGATGCGGGGGAGGTATTCAAGGATGAAGCTCGAAGCTCTCGCATCTCCAAAAGGCGAAGGCGTCGTCCTCAAGACCGCAGAGGACTTGAAGGCGTTTCTTGCGCCCATCGTCGATCGTCTCAACGTGCTCAGCGAGCGCGCCGAAGCGGCTGGCACTGCCATCTCGGAAGATGACATCAAGCCGATGAAGGATGCGTTGCAGGCGCTGGCGGCGGACATCGGTGCGGTAAAGCCGCAGGTGGAAACCCTGTCGCGCGGTCTGAGCACGCACGGCGACGATGGCTTCGCCGCGCTGCGTATGGCGATGATTCCGCCCGAGGGTCTGTCCAAGGCACACTTCAATCTGCTCACGCTGAGTCCGGCCGAACTGTCGTTCGCCGCGAGCGTGGCGTCGGCAGGCGGTGGCCGCAAGCTGCTCGAAAAGTGCGGCATGTCCGACTCGATGCAGGCGAAGCTCGCCGAGTTCAAGGCCATGAGCGACGCGCTGTACATCACGGACGTGCTCATGGCAGCGAACAGCACCGAATATGCCGAGATCGGCGAGTCGCGCACGAAGCGCCTCAAGACCCTCAAGGGTTGGAAGGCGTACGACCGGCTCGTGCAGGAGTTCAAGGCGGCGGCGGGCACTGCGCTCGACACGCAGACAAGCGAACAGGGCTTGGAGTGGATTCCGACCATGTTCTCGTCTCAGCTTCACGAACTCGTGCAGGTCAAGCTCGTCGTCGCGTCGTTGTTCGACAACATCCCGATGCCGGGACCGACCTACGTTTCGCCCGTCGCTGGCGCGGACATGATCGCGTACAAGATGGCCGAGGCGTTGGAGGAAACCGGCACGGCGAAGGTGACGAGCCGCACGTTCATCACCAAGAAGATGACGCTCAGCGCGAAGAAGCTCGGAGCGCGCATCCTGACGTCCACCGAGTTCGTCGAGGACTCGCTCGTGCCTGTGATCCCGCGCATCATCGCGCAGATCGCCAAGGCGCTCGCGCGCGGTATCGACGATGCGTGGATCAACGGTGACGTGACGGCGACGCACATGCACGCTGACGTGACCGGCTCGGACGATCGCCGCAAGCTGTGGAAGGGCCTGCTCAAGACGGCGCTCGCGGGTCCGGCTCAGTGTGTGAAGGATGTTGGCGCGGCCGACATCTCCATCCGCGATCACCTGATGGCGGTGCGCAAGGGCATGAAGCAGTACGGACTGCCGGGCGCGGGCGCGGTGCACATCACCGGGTTCTCGTCGTTGGTGGAATTGCTGCTCGCCAAGGACGACAACGGCAACAACGTGCTGCTCACGATCGACAAGTACGGACCCGGCGCAGTCATCCGTACTGGCGAGGTCGGAAGCGTCGCGGGCGTGCCGGTCATCCTGTCCGAGTTCATTCGTGAGGACTTGGACGCCACGGGCGTCAACACGGCACCAACCGACAACAGGACCATCATCCTCACGCCGAACACCGAGTCGTTCGTCGGTGGTACGCGTCGGGCCGCAACGATCACGCGGCTCAACGAAGTGTACGCCGAGACGGACCAGATCGCATTCGTCGGCACGTGGCGCGGCGATATGAACTCGTGGTTCGACTCCACCGTGGAACCGCTCGTCGGCCTGCTGCACAACATCAACTCGTAAACCTGAACCACGACGGGCGCGCGGAGCTTCCCGCTTCGCGCGCCTCGTTCGAAGGGAGACAAGAGCAATGAAACGATTCGTCAGTGGTTTGCTCGTTGCACTCGTTGCCGCGATCGGGTTTGCGGGGCTCGCGCAGGCCGCGAATGCGCCCGCACAGTTCACGCTCAAGCATCGGCACTCGCTCGCGGCGGTGGCGGGGCCAAGCGATTCTTCGACAAAGGCAATCGACGGTGGCGTGCCGGATACGCTCGCGCCATTCCAGCCGGGACAGTTTTTCGACCAGACCAAGCTCACGTTGGGCACGGCCAATACCACGGCACAGGGAATCGGCAAGCTCATCCTGTCCACCGGGCTCGTGAATGGCGGCACCGCGATCGACTCTGCCTATGCCGCGTTCGACGTGGCTCTGTCGAGCGGTGGGCCGTGGATCATCGACACGTCAATGGAAGGCGCGGCGCTTGCGGCGCAGACCGATCGGGCCGTGGCCATCCCGCTATTGGGAGACGCGGACGCTGCAACGGCAGGAGTCGGCGGTTGGGTGTTCTGGCCGTGGGTGCGAATTCGCATTCTCACGGACGGCGACCTTCCGGCATGCACCGCAACGGTCATCGCACCGAGATAAACAACCGGCGTCGGTCGGGTCGCGTCAGTTGACGATGGGGCCGTCGATGCGGCGCACCCGGCCCGACGCCTAACGAGGTTCGTTCATGCTGCTGGATCGCACGATTCTTCCCGAGGCACTGACCAGCGTCGAGGCCGCGCGCGACTTCCTCAAGATCGAGGATGCCGAGCATGACCCGACGCTGATCGTGTTCATCAACGGGATCACCACGGCGATCGAGGCGTACTGCTGCCGGGGCCTCAAGTCGATTGCCGAGGTGCAGTACCTGAGCGGCACGGGAACGAACACCATCAATCCGACGCGCTGGCCGGTGACGACGCTGACGAGTGCGACGTACCTGACCGGCGACTACTCCACCACCGAAGCCCTCGATATTGCGGGCTGGCGTTGCGACGACGCGGGGCGGCTTTTTCTCCCGAACGATCGCTTCTATCGCGGTTTCCAGAACATCGCGCTCACGGGCGTGTTTGGCTATCTCGCAGGAACGCATGATCGCGACCTCATGTTGCTCGAAACGGCATGTCAGTTGTGGTTGCGGCGCGCGTGGCAGGGATTCACGAATCAAACCGGAGCGGTCGATTCGGTTGGCGCGGGCAGCGCCTCGGCGCAATTCAAGGAAGGCGCTGGCGTGCCGGACGATGTGAAGGTGCTGCTCAGAAAGTACGTGGACAAGTCGTCATGATCACCATTACGGCAAACGTGCGCGCGGGAGTTCTCGGCCGCGATGTGATGGCGCGGGCCATCGGTCGCGGGATCGACAGCGGCCTGCGCGTGTTCGAGCATCACTTGAAAACGGTGACGCTGCGCGGCTCGCGCCCGGCTGCTGGCCTGTTCCGGCGTGGCGGGCGCGGGAACACGCTGGCGGTGGGGACAAGCAGCGCGCGCTCGTCCATCGAGTCCCACACGTTCAAGGTGGCGAATCGCTTCGTAGGCGTGATCGGCTCCCCGCTCGCCTACGTGGCGCATCACGAATACGGCGGCACAATTCGCGGTCGGCCATGGCTCAAGATTCCGACCGTGTTCCATGATCGTTATGCGAATGCGCCCGGATTTTTCCAGCGCAGCAAGAAGGGCAATCTGTTCTTCTTTGCGAAGGCGGGCAGGCGGCAACGAACGCTGCGTGTACGTGGTGAGAAGAAATCGCGCGCGGTGAGCGCGAGCGGATTGATCCCGGTGTTCATGCTGGTGCGCAAGGTCACGCATCGGCCTCGCGGGATGTTCAAGGCCACAGAGGCCGCGACCCGCAACGATGTCGCGCGCGTGATGCGCGATGAAATTCTGAACGCGCGAGCGGCATAGAATGGCCCGCGCGGAGTGTTGGCCGAACAAAATTTGTGACGCGATCGAAATTGCGCTCAAGCGCATTGACCGCGTACAGGACGCAGGCAAGTGGTTCACGGTTCCATCTGTCTCGCGCGGCTTCATGATCCAAGATGTGATCGCAGCGAAGAAGCCGCTGCTACGGATCGAGACGGGCGATTACGAGCAGACGCCAGACATGGCGAGTCGGCACAAGGGTGTGCTGATCGTTTACGTGTGGTGCCTCACGCAAGCCGCTGCGCGTGATTCGGAAGCGGAGATCAACGAGCTTGTCAGTGATGTGATCCGAGCGATCACGGACGATGAAACGCTCGGCCTTGGTGGTGGTGTAGAAGCACAGCCGGTCGGTTACGCACCCGATGTCGATGCGATGGAGAGGTATCAATTCGGCGTTGCACGTGTGAACGTTCGAGTTGAATTCACTTGGGACCACGGTTCGCCGTAAGGATGCGGCGAACAGGAGGGCACGGACGCCATGGGCACCCCCGGACGCGGGCATAAGAGCTATCTGCAATTCGGTGTCGAAACGACCTACGGCACGGCGGTGGCTGCAACGCACAAGGTCGAAGTCATCAGCATGAAGGTTGACCCGATCATCGGCGTGATTCGCGACCCGTCGCTGTACGATGCGGTCGCGCGGCGCGCTCTGTATCAGGGCGGGCTCATGTACAAGGGCAACTTCGTGATCCGCTGCAATTACAGCGGGCTCGGAGTGCTGTGGAAGGCTGCGCTCGGCGCGGTCGCGACCACGGGCGTTGGTCCCTATGTGCATGTGTTCAAGGAGTCGGCCGACCTTCCGAGCCTCACGTTGCAGATGATCGAGGGCAACATCCCGGCGACGCAGTACCAGCGCGTGGACGGTGCCATCATCACGAGCATGACGATTCGTGGCACGGCAGGTCAGGGCGACGACGGCATGGTACAGGTCGAGTTCGAAGTGCTCGCGAAGAACAAGCTCAACGTGGCGAGCGCGCCGACGACGATCACGAACTTCCCGGCGCTCGCGCCTGTGCTGTTCCACCATGCGACCGTCGTGGACAACGGAACGGGCGACACGTCGTCCGACATCCGTGTCCGCTCGTTCGAGATTTCGCACCGCTCGCCGTTCACCGAGGATCGTTTCTATCTCGGCGCGACGAACATCGACCAGCCGCTGCGCGAGGATTTTGTCGCGTGCCAGTGGAAGATCACGTCCGAGTTCCAGACCATCGCGCAGTTCAACGCGGCGGCTGCGTTCACGGTCGGCGATCCCGAATTGACGTTCACGACGGGCGCGACGGCCATCCTCAACATCGTCAGCAATTCGGCGAACCTCGTCGAGTACAGCAACCCGGTCGAGAATTACGGCATCATTCTCGCGCAGGCGACGTGGGAGGCTTGGTACAACTCGTCCGACCTGACCTCGCTGATGCTCACGACCACGAATTCGCAAGCGGCATTCGACACAGCCAACTGATCGGCTGATCGAAACCAAGGAGGCTGGACATGGCACCGACGCAGGAACGTTGCCCGGAATGCAAGGCCGGGTGGAATCTCACGAGCTACCAGCGTGACGGCCTGCACGATGTGGTGTGCGAGTGCGGATACACGATCAAGGCTTCGGCCGAGAAGCCGAAGCGCGTTGTGCCGGGGGCGAGTTCGCCGCCCCCGGCACCTGTTGCCCCGGCGAACGTGAAGGTCATCCACAATGACGAAGGTGAATCGGACCCCGACCGCAGCCGCTGATTTCGTTGTCCCCGAGATTGTCGTAGAGCTTCCCGATGCAAAGGCGCGGGACGGGTCGCCCGCGTGCGTGCGTGTCGGGAAGCTCGAAGTGCCTGTGCTTGCACCGATCATGGAAGGGCTGCCGGTCGATGCGGGCGAACAGGCGGCGGAACAGGCGGCGTCGCTCGGCAATTCGGCGCGTCGCCTGCTCGAATGGTACACGCCCGCCACGAAGCTCATCGCGCTCAGTTGCATCGAACCGCAGTTCTATTTCGGCGAGCCCGAGGAAGGCAAGGCAAACGGCGCTGCGCTCACGATTCGTGACATCGCCGAACTGTTCAACGCTTCGTTGCGCGTGAGCGGGTGGACGAGCGAGGACGACGAAACGTCGGACATGCGCCGATTTCCTGCGGGATCGAACGAAGGAGGGCGGAAGGCAAGCGGGCCATCTGGCGTTTCATCTGATGGCGCTGGCGCGACTCCCGAGCCCGCCGTCGAAAAGGCTGGTGAGTGGCCGACGCTTGCCAGTGCCGCAGGCGCTGGCGCTTGATCGTGACGCATACGAGTCAGCGCGAGCGTATCGCAAGATGGTGCTGGATGAATCGCTGATCGATGTAAAAGACCCGTACGCGATCATGATCGAAATACTCAGGCGCATCTATATCGACGGAGCGTGACCCTTGGCTCAGAAGAAGTACGGAGTCGAGTTCGTCATCACCGCTCTGGATCAGAGTGGTGCGGGGGTCCGCACCGCTGAACGTCAGATTCGCAGCGTAGGCGCGACGGCTCAGGCTGTCGCGCCTCAACTCGCTGCGACAAGCAGCGCCATGCGTGGCGTCGAGCGGGGCGGCGAACGCCTTGCCGCATCCGTGGCTCATGCAGGAGCGGAAGCCCGCGTATCCGCTCTGGCAATCAAAGGGATGGGCGCGAACCTCCAATCCGTCGCGCCGAAGATGGCTTCCGCTGGCGATTCCTTCGAAAAAACCATGCGGGAGTTGCATGCCCTGCCGCGCCTGCGCCACGACGAGGATACGCGCAGGTGGATGCTCGCGATGGAAGCGGCCGGGCCGTCCGCAGCCGAATTGAACTCGCACATCAAGTTCATTGGTGCCACGGAACGAGCGACCGCAGACGCAACGGTTAATCTCGACCGGGCGGTGCGCGCCCTGCCGGGGTCCACAAAGGCGGCTGCGGTGGGATCGTCCACGGCCGCGCGCGCCATCAAAGAGATGGGCGGCGAAGCTCAGCGCGTGACGGTCGCGGCGATGGTGTCCGAACTCGCGCGCGGTCAGGCCGAGATGAGGCGCACGCAGGTGGAAGCGGCCAATACCGCAGCCGCATTGCGTGGCATGAGCCGTGGGGAGCGCGTGCGCGCACGCGTCAACGACCTGACCGGGCCGGGCGCGCCGCCGAACACCAGACCGCTATCCTTCGTGGCGCAGCCCCTGCCGCCGCGTGTCGTTCAGCAGGTCGTATCGCAGCGGGTCGTGCCGCCAGACCCCGGCCCAACTATCGCCGCGAACAACGCAATGCAAGCGAGCTTCGAGACGCTTCGCGGTGCGGTTGACCGGACCGGGCAGGCGTCCGTAGTTGCTCGCGGCGAGGGTGGCCGATTCGTGCGCGTGCTGCGCGAGAAGGCTACGGCCGCAATTCAGGCTGCATCGAACGTCGAGCGGCTTGCGGGCGCTGTCAATCGTGAAGGCGTGGCATCTGCGGTCGCGCGCGGCGCAGGCGGCAGGTTCACTCGCGCGACGGTCGAGAAATCGGTTGCCGCTACCCAAGCCACGGCGAACATCGACCGCCTCACTGGTGCCGTCAATCGCGAAGGCATTGCGTCCGAAGTGTCGCGCGGCGCAGGCGGTCGCTTCGTTCGCGCGCTGAACGAAAAGGCGGCTGCGGCGATCCAGACATCCGTGAATGTCGAACGCCTGACGGGAGCCGTCGATCGTAACGGGCGCGCCTCCGATGTCGCACGCGGGGCAGGGGGGCGTTTCGTCAAAGCCAATCGCGATGTGGCTGCGACGGCGGCGCAGACCGCAGCTACCGTGGACAAGGTGAATCAGAATATCGTCGCCAGCACCGATCGAGCGACGGCGGCGGCGAAGCGCTACAACGATCAACAGGAACGGATCATCGCGGCGGCGATACGAACGCAAAGCGGACTCGTTTTCACTGGTAGCACCCACGGTGAGGCGTACGACGAGTGGATGTTCTCGATGGAGGACGAGAATGGCAACGTTCGCGTCCGCCCCAAGAGTGACATAGGCACTGCGGAGGATATGTTCAAGACGAACCGGGGCCGATTGCTCACTCGCGAACAGGCCGACGCCGAATTCGGGATTGACCTGTCCGAGAACATGGATCGGCAGAAGCAAGCGGTCGTCGCGACGAACGCGGAGCTTGCCAAGTCGGCCGCGCTTACCAGCGCGCTTGTGCCGCCCAACAGCGCAGCGGCGGCGGCGATCGAGCGCACCACGGGTGCCGTCAATCGGCACGGAGTGGCATCTACGGTTGCTCGTGGACCGGGCGGGCGCTTTGTCAGTGTCAGCCGGGAGATCGCGTCCGTTACAGCGCAGACAGCGCCTTCGGTCGAAAAACTTACCGGCGCGGTCAATCGCAATGGGATTGCATCCGAAGTCGCGCGTGGCGCTGGTGGGCGCTTCATTCGTGTCCAGCGCGACGTCGCGACCGCCAGTAGCCAGACCGCCGCTGTCGTGTCCGCGTCGAATCAGCAGATTGCGTCCACGGCGAATATCGCGGCAGCCGCGATGGCGCGAATCCACGCGCAGGTGCGTCCGATAGGGAACATCGGGCCTGTTCCTGCCGGGCACATGGCAACCAATTTGCCATTGTCTCAGCGGCCACCGGCTTCTACCACAACGCCAATTCTCAATACCAAAGGGACGATGTGGGGCGCGGGCGGCGGGACGTTCAGCGGGCCGCGCGCGACGGCCCCGCCCGTGGTGCCCGGATTCGCGGACTTGCAGCAGTACGCGCGTGCGGCTTCGATGGCAGCGCGCGAGGACGTGAAGTTTGCGCGCAGTCTCGGCATGTCCGTTTCGACCATGCACGAGGCGCGCAACGCGATGCGCCCGCTCAACGCCGAAGCTGCGTCGCTGTTCACGCGCATGCACCGGCTCACGAGCGGCCTCGCGCTCGTGTCGCCAGCAGCCGCGAGCGTGGTTGCGCCGATTCAGGGACTCGTCGGGTCGTTCGACAGGTTGAGCCGTGGCGTCGTTGTGATGACGGGTGGACTTATCAGCGGCGTTATAGCTATCGCAGCGATTGGGGCCGCTGTCGGCGAAGCGCGTCGCATCGGGACTCTCGGCGAGGAACTGACGAAGGTTAGCCAGCGCACCGGGCTTGCTACCCGCGATTTGCAGGGCCTACAGCTTGGGCTCGACGACCTTGGCATCTCGCAGGAAGCTCTGGTCACCGGCATGCGATTCTTCAATCGCAATCTCGCCGACAACGACGGGGCACTCAAGGAGCTTGGCGTCACGGCGCGCACGCCGCGCGAAGCGATGATGCAACTCGCAGACGTGTTCGCGAGCACCGCCGATGGCAGCAACAAGGTTGCCGCTGCGGTTCGTCTGCTCGGACGCGGCGGCGACCAGCTAATCCCGTTCCTCAATAGCGGGTCGGCCGCGATGGAAGCGATGATCGAGCGCGCGGATCGGCTCGGTATCACGCTGTCCGATAGCACGTTGCGCTCGGCCGAGCGCGCTGATCAGGCGTTCGATGATCTGCGCAACACGCTCATGGGCCTTCGTAATACCATCGGCTCGGAGGTCTTGCCCGGCGTCACCGACCTTATCAAAGGCTTCGAAAAGCTCGCGTCGTTTGGCACGATCACGGTTCGCCTTGTGACGAAGTTCCAGATTCCCGATGGCAAGGCGGAAGCCGAGAAGTGGCTAAAGGGGATCGTCTCGGCGCTGACCGGGTTCAACTTCCAAACTGTTGTCGGCTCGCTCGCCCGCTCGTGGCAACAGGCCATTCGCGGTGCGAAGTTCGAGGACATCGCCAAGGGACTTGAGGGGGCGCAGGCCACGCTCATTCACGGCCCCGACAAGCCGGACACGCCGAGCATTAGCGACGCGGGCGATGTCGAGAAGTTCCGCGACGACCTCAAGGAACTGGACGCCGCATTCGAGCGGTTCAAGAATCCCCCCGACCTGAAAGCGTTGGTCGCTGGCATTGACGCTGGCACAAAGTCCACCGCCGATCTCCTGCGCGCGACCGGATCGGTCAGCGAGTCTATGGATGCGCTGACGCTCAAGTCGCGTGAAGCGGCCGAGGCGCGGAAGAAGGAGGCCGAAGAAGCGGCGCGGGCAGCCGACGAGATCAGGAAGGGCATCGAGGATGTGAACAAGGAGATTGCGAAGGGAAACCGCGCGATCTCCTTCTACAACGACCTCGCTCGTGCGTTCGCGCGTGGGGCCGAGACGATCGAGTCGCTGTGGATCAAACTCAAAGATACGTCCGAAGTTTTGGGCGTGCTCGCCCGCTCGAAGCCGTTCGCCGCGATCGAGGCGGATGCAAAAGCGCTTGCCATACATCTCGCCGTGCCGCTCGAACAGGCGCGCAAGATGGTCGAATACTTTGAATCGCTCAGGGATATGGAAATCCTTGGCGGCAAGGTCAAACTCGGACCCAATGCGCAACCGCCTGACGGAGAAACGCAGCCCAAGCCCGTTGATGTGCCCGATGTCAAAGGAAAGATTGAGGCGATTGCCAAAGAGGTTATGAGCGTTGCCAATGTCGTTGGTTCTGCGCTCGGGGAGATGTTCAACGGGCTAGAGCAAGGGCTGAACACGGTATTCTCGCGACTGTTCCAGAAGGGGCAGACGTTCGGCAGCGCGTTCAAAACCATCTTCCTAGCCATCGGTCAGGCCATCGCTCAGTTCGTTGCGAAGTTCATTGCCACGATGCTGTCGCTGCTGGCCCTGCGTGCATTGATGAGCGCATTCCCGGGCGGCGCTCAAATTTTCGACGTAACGCTGAAAGTCATGGGCGCATCCACGCCGTCGTCGAGTGGTGGCGGTGGCGGTAGCACCTCGTCCGCTCCGGTCAAGGTAAACAACGCCGTCAGCGTCAAGCCCACATTCAACATCGCAGCGCCTACCGTGTCGGTGGCCGCGCCTTCGGTGGCGGTCGCGCCGTCCACGTCGATTGTCACGCCCGCGCCGGTCGTCGCTGCGCCTGCACCCATGATCGTGCCCGCGCCCGAATCGCCGGTCGATCTGGTCGCATTCGGCGGTGTTGTGTCGAGCGCGCTGCGCGGGATGAAGCCGTCGCAGAGCACGCGCGAGTTCACGGAGCGCGTCGAGAGCGAGACGAAGATCATCGAACGCACGGTTGCCGTGGTGCGCCCGGTGGACATCGAGTCGCCCGAAGTGACCATCCCGCGCGCACAGGTGAATGTTGCCGCAGCGCGCGTGCCCGCGCCGGTCGTGACGGTGCCGCCTGCGCCGAACGTGAATGTGAGCGTGGCGCAGCCGAACGTCGCGGTAGATGTAACCAGCGCCACGGTCACGCCAACGCCCGTGGTCGCGCCTCAGACCCCGACCGCAACGCCCCCGGTCATCGTCCCGGCCAGCGCGCCGGTCATCGTCCCGGCACCGGAAGTCACGCTTGCCGCTCTCGCGCCCGTGGTTGTCGCAAGGCAGGCTCCGAACGTCACCGCGTCGCCGAGGGTCACGGTGAACGTACCGGAGCCGCCTGCGGCAGCCTTGAGCGTGGAGGCCCCGCCAGCGGCATCGGTCACGGTCGCGCCCG